TAGTAGTAGACTCCAGGAAAGAAAAATCAGAAAACATGGAAAAGTATAGAGAAATACATGAAAAGCTAAAAGAGAGGGCAGTGGGTACTATGACTGCAGTAGAATGTATTGATTATTTAGATAGACTTTATGCAGTAAGGCATGATCTTGTTGATCAAATGATAAAGCATGATTGGTCAGATAATAAGGATAGTGAAGAACCAATTTCAAAAGTTCTTGTTGTTGCAGGGGTCCCTGGTAATGTTATAAATTGGGTGGAAAAAAAGATCATCCCTGATGACCCATCGGGAAAGACCTTGAAATCATTCTTTAAGATGACTCCGGACAATTACAAAATTCAAGGTTTCTCTATTGAATTTGTGGAAGTTACAGTTAGTGCAGATGTTGACAGGGCTATAAAGGAGAAGTATAATAAATATGAAGCTGGGTTAAAGTATACAGAACTTCAGCTTCAATATGCCTACCAAAAGGGTGAAATACCACAACCATATCAAATTAAGTTTAGTGTTGTTGCTGTGAAAACAGATGGGTCTAATATATCCACACAGTGGCCTAGTAGACGAAATGATGGTGTAGTTCAATATATGAGGATGGTGCAAGCTGAGATTGGATATGTCCGAGAACATTTAATCAAGCCAGAAGAGCGTAGTCAGTTAGAGGCAATGTTCAATTTAAAATTTCATATCGGCCTAGATACAAATCAGGTTTTTTACATCCCAAGCTACCCAGGAATAGCATCAGTTAAGCCAAGATTAGGAGAGTTGGTAGAGTATTGTAAGAACTGGATGAAAGTTAGACATGATTTTGCATTTCACGAGGTCACTGGTAAAGCAGTTATGAAAGAATTTGAAAAAGGAGAATTGAGACACGCAACAAACTATAAGTTATCAAACCATCCTCGGAATTTTCTTCTAATTCAATGTGCTTTAAACAGATCATACCAACCAGCAACAATAACAAGTGATCAGCTTGATACTAGAACAGCTTGTCATGAGATTTTAAAATTCCAGCCAGAGACACCGACTGTTGCTATTGTTTTAGATATGGCATATAAATATTTAAATTTTGATAGGGATGATCTGGTTGCTTATTACTCCAATCAGAGTTCTTTTGAACAAACAGATATTGTTAAGCAACCAGGAACATTTAAATTAACATCATCACAACTGAGAGGCATGTCAAAAATAATGCTGGAACGTTTAGGAAAGCATGAGAAAGAGGTGAATCATGGATCTCTATTAGAGAGTCTTGAGATAAAGAGTCAACTAGTTCAGGATGAATGTGTAACTAATATCACAAAGATTTTATCCAACTTAGAATTAAATATTGAGGAACCTATAACATTTAGTCGTAATACTGCAAAACATACTTATGTAGATACACTATTAGAGAAGTTTCTAAGTAATGAGCTGCAACGATATTTAATAGATATTATTAAAAAAACCACAGCATGGCATCTAGGACAATTAATCAGAGACATTACAGAGAGCTTGATTGCACATTCAGGTTTGAAGCGCTCAAAGTATTGGTCCATCCATGCATATAATCATGGGAATGTCTTATTGTGTATCTTACCGTCTAAGTCATTAGAGTCTGCTGGTTCATATATTCGGTTTATAACAGTATTTAGGCTTGGTCCAGGTCTGGTTGATCCTGGAAATCTTGATAGTATCCTGGAAGGGGATGAAGGCACTTGGGCAGTATCAAAAATTATGAGCTTAGATCTTAACAGATTATTAGCACTCAATATAGCCTTTGAAAAGGCTTTGATAGCAACTGCAACATGGTTTCATTATTATACAGAAGATCAATCCCACTTTCCCCTACAACATGCTGTTAGATCTGTATTTTCTTATCACTTATTACTTTCTGTCTGCCAGAAAATGAAAGTATGTGCTTTATTTGACAATCTTCGTTATCTAATTCCATCAGTAACAGCCTTGTATTCAGGATTCCCATCTTTAATAGAGAATTTCTTTAAGAGACCCTTCAAGACTGCATTAGAAGTATATGTCTATAGCATTGCAAAATCCCTACTGGTGTCTCTGGCACAAAACAATAAATCTCGATTCTTTTCTAGGGTGAAACTTCTAGGCCTGACTATAGATCAATCAACTGTTGGTGCAAGCGGGGTGTATCCGTCATTGATTAGTAAAGTTATATACAAGCATTACCAAAGCCTGATCTCAGAAGTTACAACCTGCTTCTTTTTATTTGAAAAAGGATTGCATGGTAATGTTAATGAAGAAGCAAAAATTCACCTGGAGACTGTAGAATGGGCTCAAAAGTTTAGGCATTTAGAGGAAACATATGGAGCACATATGGTAGACCATGGTTACACTATTAGAGACCTATATGAAATTCCAAATCTAGTTCAGCAACAAATGTATTGTCAAGATGTAACTGAATTAGCTGCTAGTGAACTAAATCAGGTTCTTCAATCAAAGAGTGCTATTGTTGCTAATTCAATAATTAATAAACATTGGGATAAGCCATATTTCAGTCAAACACGCAACATCAGCCTAAAAGGGATGTCTGGTTGTCTCCAAGAAGATGGACACTTATCATCATCCGTTACTCTGATAGAAGCAATAAGGTACTTACAGCACTCAAGAGTTAACCCAACATTGATCCAGCTCTATGAGGAAACACGTGATCAGAAAGCACAAGCTAGAATTGTTAGGAAATACCAAAGAACAGAGAATGATAGAGGTTTCTTTATTACAACTCTAGCAACAAGGTGTAGGCTAGAAATTATTGAAGATTATTATGATGCTATAGCTAAAAATGTTGCAGAGGAATATATATCATACGGTGGTGAAAAGAAGATTATCAATATACAAGGAGCACTAGAGAAAGCATTGAGGTGGGCTGCAGGAGAGAGTTCTATTCAACTATCAACAGGTGAGGTGCTTAAGCTAAAACGGAAATTGATGTATGTTAGTGCTGATGCTACAAAATGGTCTCCAGGTGACAATTCTGCTAAATTTCAAAGGTTCACAAGCATTTTGCATAATGGCTTACATGATAACAAATTGCGCAACTGTGTTATAGATGCACTACGTCATATTTACAAAACTGATTTTTTTGTGTCACGGAAATTAAAAAACTACATAAATAACATGGAGACTCTTGATGACAATGTTAGAGAATTCTTAAATTTCTTTCCTAATGGACAATGTGGAGAAGTCAAAGGGAATTGGCTGCAGGGTAATCTGAACAAGTGTTCTTCATTATTTGCAGTTGCCTTATCTCTCTTGTTCAAGAAAGTATGGAAAGAATTGTTTCCTGAACTTGATTGCTTCTTTGAATTTGCACATCATTCTGATGATGGATTATTTATTTATGGTTACTTGGAGCCAATGGGTGATGGAACCGATTGGTATTTATATGTGACTCAACAGATCCAAGCCGGTAATCATCATTGGTATGGTGTTAACACTGAAATGTGGAAATGCATGTTTAATTTACATGAACATATCTTATTAATGGGTTCAATAAAGGTGTCACCCAAAAAGACAACGGTCTCACCTACAAATGCAGAGTTTTTATCAACTTTTTTTGAAGGTTGTGCAGTATCAATACCATATATCAAGATTCTGATAGGTTCACTCTCTGAACTTCCAGGATTAGGTTATTTTGATGACATTGCTGCTGCTCAAGCACGATGTGTTAAGGCTCTGGATATGGGGGCTACACCACAGATAGCTCAATTAGCTATTGGATTGTGTACAAGTAAAGTAGAGCGGCTCTATGGGACAGCACTTGGGATGATTAATCATCCAGGATCTTATTTGGCTGTTAAACACCAGGACACACCAATTCCCTTAGGTGGTAGTGGGACAATGTCTATCATGGAATTGGCAACCTCTGGAATAGGTATGTCTGATAAAAATTTGCTCAAAAGAGCACTGCAAGGGTTTCAGCATAAACGAAGAAAAGCGGACAAATATGTATTAGGTCTTTTTAAATTCTTAATGAAATTAAGTGAAGAAACGTTCAATCATGAGCGATTAGGGGAATTTTCTTTTATCGGTAAAGTACAATGGAAAATATTTACTCCTAAGAGTGAATTTGAATTTTTTGATATGTTTTCTAGAGCATTTATGGATGAATGGACAAAGCAACACCCTACATATGATTACATAATACCACGATCAAGAGACAATTTAATTGTCTATTTAGTTAGAAAGTTAAATGATCCTAGCATAATTACAGCTATGACTATGCAGTCTCCTCTGCAACTACGGTTTCGAATGCAAGCTAAACAGCATATGAAGGTGTGTAAGATGAATGAAGAATGGGTGACTTTTAGGGAGGTACTTAGTGCTGCAGACAGTTTTGCAACAAGTTATGAGCCATCAGCAAGTGATATAGATCTATTTCAGACTCTAGTTTCATGTACCTTTTCAAAAGAATATGCATGGAAAGACTTTTTAAATAATGTGGAGATAGAAGTCATTCCAACTAAGCAAGTTAGGAAACCTAAAGTAGCTAGGGTGTTCACAGTCCGGGAAAAAGATCAAATGATTCAAAATAATCTCCCATCTGTCATAGGTTATAAGTTTGCAATTTCCGCAGAAGAAATTAACGATGTAATTAAGTCAAGTAGATTCCCAGATTCGTTAGCATCAGATTTAGTAACTATGAAAGATGGTGTATATCGAGAGCTTGGCTTGGATATAGGTAAGCCTGAAGTAATGAAACGTGTGGCACCTCTTCTATATAAAAGTTCAAAATCTCGTGTTGTTATTGTTCAAGGAAATGTTGAAGGTACTGCTGAGTCTATCTGTAATTATTGGCTAAGAACAATGTCTTTGGTTAAAACTATTAAAGTTACTCCCCATAAAGAAGTACTAAAGGCTGTTTCTATATTTAATAGGAAAGAAGATATAGGACAGCATAAAGATCTTGCAGCATTAAGGCTCTGTATAGAGGTTTGGAGGTGGTCAAAAGCAAATAATGCTCCAATTAATGACTGGTTTAATGCATTATGGTTTGAGGATAAAACTTTTTCAGAATGGATTGATAGGTTTATTAGGGTAGGGGTCCCTTTAGTTGACCCAGAAATTCAATGTGCAGCATTAATGATTGCTGATATTCGTGGAAATATGGCATTATTACAAACTCAGGCGAATCGAAGAGCTTATTCAGGGAAACAATATGATGCATATTGTACCCAAACATATAATGAAGAAACAAAATTATACGAAGGTGACCTGCGGGTGACCTTTAATTTTGGAGTTGATTGTGCAAGGCTAGAAATCTTCTGGGAGAAGCAAGCTTATATTCTTGAAACATCTATCACACAGAAGCATGTTTTAAAGGTGATGATGGAAGAAGTGACAAAAGAGCTATTAAGGTGCGGGATGAGATTCAATACAGAGCAAGTAAATGGAACTAAAGCTTTAGTTCTCTTTAAAACTGAGTCTGGCTTTGAATGGGGAAAACCTAATATACCATGCATAGTATATAAACATTGTCAGCTTAGAACTTCTTTAAGGACACAACAAACTGTTAATCATAAGTTTCAGATCTCTATTAGAGATAATGGCCTGAAGGCTATAGCACAACATGATGAGGATAGTCCTCGATTTCTCTTAGCACATGCTTTTCACACAATAAGAGATGTTCGGTACCAAGGAATTGATGCAGTAGGTAACATCTGGTTTGAACATAAGAATATTAAGCTTTATTTAAATCCGATAATTAATTCTGGATTATTTGAAAATTTCATGAAAAGCTTGCCAGCAGTTATACCCCCTGCTGCTTATTCCCTAATAATGAAACGGGCAAAGGTCTCAGTGGATCTATTTATGTTTAATGATCTGTTAAAGCTAATAAATCCAAAAAATACACTAAATTTAGATGGAATTGTAATGACTCCTGAAGGATTAAGTACACTCAGTAGTTTATCCTCTAAGCAAATGTCAGAAGCTGTCACTGGTAGTGATAGTGATGATTATGAAGATGAGGATACAGATAGTGATGAAGATTATACAATAAGTTTGGATGATATAAATTTTGATCAAATAGATTTTCACTCAGATATTGAACACTTTCTACAAGATGAAACAACTTACACTACTGATTTATTAATAACAAGTGAAGAAACTGTTGTGAAGAAGATGAGAGGTATTATTAGAATCTTAGAGCCTGTTCATTTAATCCGTAGCTGGGTCTCTAGAGGATTGCTAATTGAAAAAGTGTATAATAAAGTAAATATTATACTTATAGCTCGCTATCTTTCCAAAACATTTGAATTCAATAGGATACCTGTAATAAATCTTGACCCATATGACCTTACAGAGCTAGAAGGGATTGTTAAGGGCTGGGGTGAACAAGTAATTGATGATTTCGAAAATCTAGATCAAGAAGCTCGGAATCTTGTTGAAACTAAAGGAATCATACCTGAAGATGTGTTGCCAGATTCTTTGTTTTCATTTAGACACACTTTAGTCCTACTAAGACGATTATTTCCACCAGACACCATCTCATCATTCTATTGAAGATCTACATCCTCTTTTAAATCTTATCTTTTCACATGTTCTTCTTTTCTTTTGTTTCATTTCCTGGAGCCGACTACTA